TGAAGCTGTTCCCAGCGACAGTCAGCTTATTGCTGATGAGGTCTTTGAGACAATTAAGATTCCTGAGCGCTCTGGAACAATTCTTCTTGAAGAGACTCGAAACTTCATGGGAGCCGGCGCTGGTCTTGATCTCGAGAGAGCACCGGGCTCTTCACGCGCTACTATCGGCGGTTTTGATCGTACTTCACAGACATTCAAAGCTAAGATCTATGCGGCCTCTGATTCCATCGCAATGGAAGATATCTTCGACAGTCAATATCCAGGCAGTGAAGAAGCGCGCTTAGCTCGTAAAGTCGGACGTGTGATGAAGCTCGCTAAAGAGAAGAGAGCTGCTGATGTTCTCTTTGATGCAATAACTAACTTTGCATCATATACCGCGAGTCCTGCAACTAAGTTCGATGCGGCGGGCGCTGAGCCTTTGACTTATCTGCACGATCTCAAAGATACTGTCTTTGCTAATGCACATGGGATTAATCCCGATTCTCTAATCTTTGGTCGTGATGTGTTTCGAGCGCTCGCTCGTAATCCTGAGGTCAGAGGATATGTCGGAGACAGCACCAAGGGCATCTCTGCTGGGAATCGTATTCTCAGCGATGAGGCTGTGCTAGCTGTGCTTCGCGACATCCTTGGAATCCCTAATGTATATGTTGGTCAAGCTCTTCGAGAGACAGCTGTGCCAGGTGCTACATCATCAGAGGCATATATCTGGGAAGGTGAGACCATCTTCATGGGTATTCTTCGTGGTGCTGACTCGATCATTCAAAAGAGCGGCGGCGTGAAAGCAATGCCTACAGCTGCTCTAAATCTTGAGTTTGGTGGTGCTCAGGCTGGTCAATATGACAGCTTAGATTCAACGCGCCGATATGTCTACGCTGAGGAAGTACACACGATGAAACTCATCGATGCATCTCTTGGCTATGTCGTAACAGACTGCTTGACCTAATTAAATGTTGAGTCACCACCATCTCAGCGAGATAGATGCTGATCAAGAGGCCATCGCAGATCTTACACGACAAGTGAAGGGTCAGCGTGGGCCGGTGGCTCAAATAGTTAGATCGAGACGAGATCAGCTCGTTGTTGAAGTTCAAGCAGAGCGTAAGTTTAAGAAGTCACTAGCTGAGGCTCGAAAGGGCTTAGTGACTATTATTGAGATGGCATCTGTATCAACAGAGCCTGAGCTCCTCTTGAGCTTTGATGATGAACAAATCCTAGACCTAATTTTAAGAGGTGGATTAGGTCTGGCGATAGATGATTTTATTGAATCATCAGACAAAATAAGAGCGGCTGTTGAGAAATCATTTGAGGCTTTGGGATTAGAATATGATCCTCAGATGCTTCCTCAACTCGACCTTATTCAAGCACAGGCGGCTAGCGCTGTATTTGAAGATGTGATCATCCCTGATTTTAAGCGAGCTACTCGAGATGCGCTTCTAGCGATATCAACAGAAGTTCCAACTTCAATCGTTAAAAGTGATCTCAATATCAGATTAGAGCAATCAGAAGGCCGACAACTAACAGAGGTCAAAACTAAGATCAGTCAATTTGGCAGGACTGTGACTGCTAAGATGGCTGATGAATTAGGACTTACTAACTATCTCTATACAGGCCCTCGAGATGGTTTAACTAGGCGATTCTGCAAGCCTCTTATCAATAAAGTTGTTGATGATAAGCAGATGCGAAAGCTCAATAACAATCAAGGTTTAGCAGTTAAAACTTCATGTGGTGGATATAACTGCAGACATAGTTGGAGTCCGATCACAGAGTCATTCATTGAAGCTGCTGAGTTGACACTTGCCACAGGCAGTGACATCAACGCAGCGAACAGCGGAGCGAAGCGCAGATGAGAAAAGTAATCACAAGTCAAGATGCTCACTTTGTGTGGAATCCAAAAGAGCCATATACAAACAATCCAACGCTAACAGTCAAGTTTACCAGTGGAGACTTTAGCGGGATATTTGCACAGAGCAGAGCTGATGTAACTATCACAGCTGTCGCAAATGATAGACGCACACTCACAACTAGTGGAGCCATAGGCTCAGCGCTCGAGCGTGATGAAGTCAGAGCATATCTTAAGACTTCAGCTGATACATACTATGCAGTGAAGGTGGTTAGACTCGTAACAGGCACTGCTCTATTAGCAGAGCCTCTACCAAGAGAGATCGACCTCAGCACATCGGCAGTTTTAAACTTTGCGATGAGCTATGTGGATATTGGATCAGCTAACACAGCTACATCTGGAGTCTATCCCTACACCATCGCTTATGATGATATCGTGGGCGCTAAGCGTGTTGAGACTGGACTACTAAAAGTTACTCCTCGACCTTTCGATACAGGTTTGAATCATGATGAGCTTGTGGGATCTATGGCTAATTTGGCGGACATGATCCCACGCCGTCAAAGTGATCTAGCTCCTCAGATCAAAGCATCACTTGAAGAGATGATACTAGCTATTAGAGATCATGTGATAGCAGATAGCATCACTGAAGATGAGGTCTTCAATCAACAGTCATTCAAGAGAGCTCACGTCTACTGTGCAGCTGCTCACATCTATGAGATGAATATGCAGTTTGACGCGGCTGACAATATGAGAGCTAGATATCATGAGATGCTCGACCTAGCTTTAAGATCTGTCACTCTTGATCTCGATGGCGATGGCGTTGTTGATGCAGGTGAGGAGAATCTAAGACGTGAGGGGGGGAGCTCCACAGACTTCAGAGCGTCCTGGAAGAGCTACACTAAAAGCGATAATGATGCATTTTTCAAAATCGCTAGAGGCATGAGGCATTAATCATGGCCACGTTAGTTAATTTAAATATACCGAGATCGCTATGGACTAAAAAGGACTCGATGCGCTTAGCCATGAACACGCTAGCAGCGATTAAATTAAGAACATCAAAAGGTCTAGATGCTCATGGAATGCCGTTTAAAGAGTACTCAACCACACCGTTATATGTTGCGAAAAAGGGAGCGCGTTTAAAGCCTAAAGGAGGATCAAAACGAAAGGGCGGCGTATTTTATGCGGGTGGTTATAGACAATACAAACACGAATCGAGAAAACGCGGCTCATCATCAGATAGTGCTGAAGTTGACTTGGTTCTCAGCGGTAATATGATGAACAGTTTTGTTGTCCACAAAGCTACTCCATCATATTTTATTATCGGTCTAAATCATCATGCACAATATGGTTTTGCAGTTAATGAGACTCGAGAGTTCCTAGGCTTGAGTTTAAAAGATGTCGATGTTTTAGTGAGATCTATAGATATTGAAATTAGGAAGAAGTTGTTGAAATGAGCCAGGGTATTTATTCCGCGCTGACTTTTCTTGAAGATCAGATAATGAGCATCGAGCCCAAGACAGACACGCATCATGGATTTGTCTGTCATAGTAGAGCCAACGGCGCTGTAAGCTCATTAGATCAACGCTTTAACTCTACTCGATACTTTCAACTCTCTGTCGTGTCGTTGCCTGAAGATGATGGCGCGGCGGGCCTATCAGGTAGACGTAGAACAACGATAGATTGTGAAGTGCGTTATGATATCCCGCAAAATGATCACTTATATTTACAGCGCCTAGTCTCTGAAGATGCTGACTATATTCTAGAAAAGTTAAAAGGTCCAAACTATGACCTGGCGACAACAGGTATACTGTCAGTTATCCCACAAACACCATCATTTGAGTCTATTGATATCGATGATGCTCTTGGTATGCTTTTGACAATACCGTTCACCCTGCTCTATTTGGAGTCTTAAATGACAGTAACACACAGAACTCTATCAGTTGCAGTTGAGAGCTCTTTCGGTTCTCTTGCATCATCAACCGGCCTACCTGATAACAGCGGCTTAACTTATGTTTCAATCCCTTGCGAGCGTGACCCAATCGTCATCTATGGTGAGCCTGTTGTCAGTGAACGTAATGACGCACGAGATGGTAATTTTATGCTACCTCCTGAGCCCGATACAGTCTGGAGCTCAGGGGCAAGAGTTAGACGCAGGACAGGTCAAGTGGTGTGTAGAGTAGACCTTACTACAATCGGCACAGCCTCAGCGAACTACTCAGCGAACTATCTTGGTTATCTTTTAGGCGCTGGTTTTAAAACTCGTATTCCTAGCGTGTTGAGCGACACAGCCACCGTTGTAGATGTTAACAGCTACACACCAGCATCTGGGCCTAATAATGATGATGTAGGCACAATCATTGGTGCAGATCTTAACGGTAGAGCCGAGTATAGCGCGATCACTGATGATACCAATGGCGGTGATGTTAATCTCTCACCTGCATTCAGTTCAGCGTTCACTGGATCAAAGACAGTGCGTCATCTTCAAACGTGGTACACGCCAAGAGGCAACGCAACAGGCACAAGAGAAAATAACTTAAGCTTTCGAGTTGATGGTGTTGGCTTTAGGACTTATTGTTATGGATGTGTGCTTGAGACTCTCAACATCACGTTAGACAATGGTCGATTAATGGGTGAGTTCACTTATCAATCTGCTCTTATTCAAGATGATCATGGCAACGCCGTTGGACCGATTGAGCCCACATATAACAGCGGTTCACCTCCATTTTTTAGAGGTGCATATGCTGTGTTATCGAGCACAGCACCAACGTCTCTATCTGCTGTAACCACTGGTGATATGCTCGCAAGGACTGAAGTAGATTGTGAAGACTTCAGCTTAACAGTAACTAACACACTCACACCA